GTATCTGATGCCTGCTGCTACACCCCGCGCCGTTGACCTGCTCACTGGCGCTTTTGATCTGAACCAGCGCCGTAAATTTAGCGTCACCAATGATGCTGGGCAAGCGGTGCTGGATCTATATTTCAAGCCTATTACACGAGCCGACCGTAAGCGTGCTAGCACTTTGGCTGGCTCTGAGGAGGCAATGGACATCAGCACGCAAATGCTGTGTCAAATTGCTGAGCTTGAGGATGGCACCAAAGCGTTTGCCTCTGCTGATGCTGCCAAGCTGCAGCGTGAATTGCCTGAGCGCGTGCTGAATGATTTGGAACTGTTTCTATTTGGGTTGGGTGGTGGCGGCAACTTTGAAGAAGCAAAAAACGACTAGAGGAAGACTCTTGGTTGTTCTTTGAGTTCTTCCTAGCTACTGAACTTGGCATGACGGTCAGCCGACTACGCAGTGAGCTGACGGACGCTGAGTTTGTGCATTTTGCCGCTTACTATGAAGTCAAGGGTAAGCGGGAAAAGGCTGAGATGGATAAGGCAAGGTCTCGTCGATAAACTGGGCACATAAGGAGGCATTGCCGTGGCTGTTTCGGTAGTTGACGTACAAGTAAACGCCCAAGGTGCTGTACGCGGCTTAAACCAAGTCAATATTGCATCCAGAGCTGCAGAGGCTGGTGTTAGCAGCCTTAAAGGTGCAGTGCTTGGCTTGACTGCAGGTTTTACGGCTTTGTCAGCAATTCGCTTGGTTGTTGGTAAAACTGCTGAACTAGAAAAACAAACACGGAGTTTTGAGACATTAACAGGCAGCGTAGAAGAGGCAAAAAGAATTATTGCTGATTTGCAGCAACTTGGTGCTGTAACGCCTTTTACTAGTAGTGAGCTAATTGATGCCGCGAAACGACTTCAAGCCTTTGGCGTTGAAGCCAAGGATGTTGTAGCAACAACTAGACGCCTTGCTGATGTGTCTGGCGCAACTGGTGCCGAGCTGCAGGGACTGGTAACAGCTTTTGGGCAAGTTCAGGCAAAAGGCAGATTGCAAGGCGAAGAGCTATTGCAGTTTCAAGAACGCGGGATTGCGCTGCAAGAAGAATTGCGGCGTATGTATGGAATGACTGGGGAGGAGTTTCAAAAGGCTTTAAGCAAAGGTCGCATTAGTGCTGAGGCAGTTGAGGTTGCCATCATTAACCTGACGGACAAAGGCGGCAAATATGCAAACGGTGCGATTGCTCAATCTACTACGTTGGAGGGCAAGTTCAGCACATTGACTGATGGCGTAGATGAAGTTGCCAGAAAAATTGGACAGACGCTTCAGCCCGCACTAAAAGAAATTCTTGACCTTGCAATTCAAGTTATTAATAAGATCAATCAAGCTCTTGCCGGACCAGATTACAAAAAAGCAAATGATCAACTTTTTAATACACGGGCGAGAATTACTGAACTTAAAACAACAATTAATCAAGCCCAAAAGGCAGGTATTGGTCTTGCTCAAGGTCTGCAAGTTTTAGGTACTGATGGACAAGTGCTTGGTGGTGGTCAGCCAGTCCTGCCAGGTTTACGTTTTGAGTTGCAACAACTTGAAGCGGACGCTAAAAGACTTGAGGGACGCTTGTCTGAGTTAAGGAGAGCTGCCGCACCAGAGAAGCCAACTCCAAAACCGGAAACACCAAGTTTGTTAGGTGAAGATAAAAAACCAAGAGCAAAGGGCTCAACTTTAGATCAACTGCTTGGCGGAGATATAAAAAGAGACCTTGATAAAGCAAGAGCAGATTTAGAAATAGCCACAGCCCAAAGGCTTGGTGATATTGCTGGCAAACCCGGCATGGAACAAGCGGAGAGGATGATTGAATTTGCAAGTAAATACCGCGATGTGCAATTACAGATTGATGCCGTAGAAAAAACCTTGGCGGCAAGGGCTGGTGTTCGCGCCATGCTAATTAGTCAGTCCACCGACAAAACTTCAACGGCATTAGCTTTTGACGAGCAATCCCGAGATCTGCAAAATCAAAGAAATATCTTGCTTGGACAGTTCAATAAATTATCTGCCGAGCAGGGCAAACAATCTAGGGTTCAATACGCAACCGAAGCAGAACGCGCTGTTAGGGCAATAGAATCAATCACAGCAGAAATAGCGTATAAACAAAATATTCTTGCGCTAGGTGAAGAGGAAGCAGATCAACGCAGACGAATTGCTGAACTTGTTGCACAAGGCGCGGATCCTAAACTTGCTGCTCAAAAGGTAAAAGACGAAACAGAAGTCAATAAAAAACTTTTGGAGCGTCAGTTTTTACTGCAACAAGAACAGCAACTGCTCAATGCCATTGGGAGCACATTTACTTCAACTATTACCGGGCTAATTCAAGGAACAAATGATTTTAACAGTTCATTGCAAAATGTTCTGAAGTCGCTTGGTAATTTGCTTATACAAGCTGGTTTGCAAGGTTTGGCTGGTAATGATGGAAGAGGCTTTTTCAGTTTCCTTAGTGGCTCATTGGGTAGGCGCGCCATGGGTGGGAGCGTTACCGCTGGTCAGGGTTACCTCGTCGGTGAGCGTGGTCCTGAACTGTTCATGCCTGGGCGTAGCGGTGGTATCGCACCTGCTGGCAGCTTTGGTGGCATGGGTAACGTGGTGGTGAACGTAGACGCCGGCGGTAGTAGCGTGCAGGGCGATCCTGGACAGGCAAGCCAGCTCGGCAAGGTGATTGGTCTTGCGGTACAGCAAGAATTGATTAAACAGAAGCGCCCAGGAGGCTTGCTCTCTTAATGGCTACCTTTCCTGCTATCAACCCAACCTACGGCGCTTCTAAGGCCAACCAACCGATTGTCCGCACGGTTCAGTTCGGTGATGGCTATGAGCAGCGTCTAACCTACGGGCTAAACCAAAATCCAAAGGTATGGACCCTGACATGGCAGAACATCACTGAAGCCAACAGTGACACCATTGAAGCGTTTCTAGATGCGCGTGCAGACGACAATGCCGCGTTTGAGTGGGCGCCTCCTGATGAGGCAGTGACTTATAAATGGGTCTGCCCGCAGTGGGACAAAACGATTACATATAACGGTCGGGCAACAATTACGGCGACGTTCCGCGAAGTATTTGAACCCTGATGGCATACGCATCTTGGGCTGCTACTAATAGCTACAGCGTTGGCAACATCGTTCGCGCCACCACGCTGCAGGCTTCTGGCTTGGTGTTCCAGTGCCAAGTTGCTGGCACTAGCGGCGCTACTCAACCTACGTGGCCAACGGATATTGGCAGCACGATTGTCGATGGCACGGTTGTCTGGACGGCGATTAGCAGCGTCTACGAGGAGCTGGCCGCACTGGCACCAAGCGCCATCATCGAACTATTCGAAATGACGCTGGACACCACCCTGCACGGCAGCAGCGACACCTACCGCTGGCATAACGGTTGCAACGCCAACGTCAGTGGCAACATCACCTGGAACGGCAACGCTTACGCCCGCCTGCCCGTCAAGGCTGACGGCTTTGAGTACAGCAACACCGGCACGCTCCCGCGCCCCACGCTGACCATCAGCAACCTGGATGGCAACATGACCACGTTGTTGTTGCTGGTCAACGCCACCACTCCCGGCAATGACCTCGGTGGCGCCACCGTCAAACGCATCCGCACCCTCAAGAAATACCTTGATGGCGAAGCCGCCGCAGACCCACATGCCAAATTCCCCGATGAGGTCTGGTACGTGGACCGCAAGGCAAGCGAAAACCGCGACTCTGTGAGCTTCGAGCTGGCCAGCAAATTCGACCTCGCTGGCGTGATGATCCCCAAGCGCCAAATCATCGCCAACATCTGCCAGTGGAAATACCGCAGCACCGAGTGCGGCTACACAGGCAGCAACTACTTTGATGTCAACGACAACACTGTCGGCGTGTTGGCCGAAGACCGTTGCGGCAAGCGGCTCAGTTCGTGCAAGTTGCGATTCGGGGAGACAGCGGAATTACCCTTCGGCAGCTTCCCGTCCGCCGGTCTTATCTCATGAAGTTATCGGACAGCCTTAAGGCAAAAGCACTGGAGCACGCACAAGCCGAATTTCCTAAGGAATCATGCGGTTTGGTTGCGGTCGTCAAAGGTCGTAAGCGGTATTTCCCCTGCCGCAACATGGCCGAAACACCAGACGAACACTTTGTGCTGGATCCGGTTGACTACGTTGCCGCTGAAGAACAGGGCGAAATCGTGGCGGTGGTACATAGCCACCCGAAGACCAACCACGCCCCATCCCAAGCTGACCGCGTTGCCTGCGAAAAATCTGGCCTGCCTTGGCACATCGTCAACCCCCAGACTGAACAGTGGGGCTATTGCGAACCCGAAGGCTTTGAACTGCCCTACGTGGGACGCGAATTTGTCTTTGGCATTGTGGACTGCTACAGCTTGTGCCGCGACTGGTACAACCGCGAGTTCGGCCTCAACCTGAGCGACTACGACCGCCGCGACCAGTTCTGGCTACGGGGTGAGAATTTATACCTAGACAACTTCGCCAACGAAGGCTTTTACCCCATCCCCCTGGAAGAGCTGCAGTACGGCGACGCAATCCTGATGCAGCTTGCATCACCGCTGCCCAACCACGCTGCCGTCTACTTGGGCGACCAGTTGATTCTGCACCACCTACAAGGCCGACTCAGTAGCCGTGATCTGTACGGCGGTTATTATTTGAAGAGCACCGCCCGAGTCCTGCGGCATGAAAGTCGTTAAGGTCTACGGCGCACTCCGCAAAAAGCTGGGGCAATGCCGCTTCCAGTTTGAAGCCGACACGCCAGCGCAGGCGTTCAAAGCACTGTGTGTAAACTTCCCCGGCTTAGATAGATGGCTGCTAGACAGCGAAAAAGACGGTGTAAGTTATCGCGTAACAATCGGAAAAGAAAAGATTAATGAGAACAATTACCCGCTAGTTGCTAGTCCGTGGAGTGAGCGCGAAGTTTTAAGCATCACCCCAGTAATTGCGGGCGCTGGTGGTACGGGCGCACAAATTGGCATTGGCGTGGGTCTTATTGCACTGTCCTTTTTATTGCCTGGTGCTGGTTTGTTTGGCACGACAAGTATTTTTGGGCAAGTTGCCGCTGGCTCACAACTAGCCGTACCGTTTATTGGCGCGGTTGGTACAGCAGGTGGCGCTTTTGCGACTGCATTGGGTACTGCTTTTAGTCTGGTCGGCGCCAGTCTTGTCCTCGGCGGCATTGCCCAAGCAATTTCACCATCTCCAGTTCAATCGACATCCACTTTTGAACGCGGACGTGATGCTGCAAAGATGGA